TTCCAATCTTTACAAACTATTCGTAAAATTCCACTACATCCTTTTAGCTCGGGACGATCAATGATGTACATCCATATTTCCCACGGAACCCACGGAGCGGGAGCGGGCTCCATTTATATCTCTTATAAATTTTTTAAGAGATTCAATTTCAAGAAAAATACTATTCACCTTAAAAAATCCATCATAGCATCTGGTTCATCGGCCTGTGTAAAATCAAAAACCATTATTTTACCTCTCTTTGGAAACGTAAATGTTTCCTCAAATGGACAAAGACCAATACTTATCATGGCTTTAATACTTATTTTTCCATCCACATCATCCAAATCATCGGATGAGACGATTACAGTTTTTTGAATATTTTTGCTCTTTTTAAGATTGATAGTTACTTCTTTATCGTCGTCATCATAATATGTCAATGCATAGTTTGATGTTCTAGGGATTTGATAATGCAGTCTAACCTCTTCCGAGAGTTTTAAAAGTTCTTGTGGCTTGATTTCTCCCATCCAAATATAACGATTATCATGATGAAAACTGGCACTTTCTTTCGCAAGCGATGGAAGCGATGTGGATATTGGAATATTTAAAAAAAGCAAAGAATAATCCATTTTAAACTAAATCCCATTAAGATGGAAATTGAGTTTCAATTTAAGAAGATTATATAGAAAATGGAAGTACATATCAAGAATTTTAGATGTATAAAAGAACGTAGAGTGGTTTTCAATAAAGGGGTTAACCTATTGAAAGGTGACCGAGGTACTGGAAAATCAACTATTTTTGAAGCAGTCAGATGGTGTCTATATGGAGGAATGAAAAATATTGTTCCTTTTGAAGATGAAAAGGCTAAAATTAGTGTAACGGTTTCTATTTCAAATGATGTTTCGGTTAACAGATGCAACCGTCCAGAAAAGATAGTATTCTCAAAAAATAAAAATATTTACGAGGGAGATGAGGCTAAGGAAAAGATTTTAGAAGAATTTGGTACACGAGAATTATGGGAAACTTCTTCATATCTCCGTCAAAAAGACCGAAATTTTCTTCTTCAGGCATGTCAAAAGGACAGGACAGAAATTATCAAAGAATTAATCTTTGCACAGGAAGAAGGAAATGAGTGGAAAGAACGTTTTAATCTGTATAAGGAAGAATTACGTGTTCAGAATAGTATTAAAAGCGGAGAAATAAGTATACTTGAGGAAGGATTGAGTGAGACAAATGAAAAGGACATTATAAAAGCCAAGAAACGAAAAGATGATCTAGAACATCTCTCCTTGCTTCTCCAGAAAAGAGATAAGATTAAGCAAAAAATTGATGAGTACGAGAAGTTTCTTTCTGTAAGAAAGGATCTCGAAGATAGTAAAAAGATTATAGACACGTATGAATTTCCGCTGTCTCTCGATTTTATGCGATCATGGAAAAAATATCACCATCTTTATGACAAGGTCGCTTTACTTGAAGAACAGGGAATCGAGAAGACAAAAAAGAGTCAAGATGAATTGATTGAGATAAAAAGAATATTGAAGAAAAATAGAGAAATTATAGAACACTTCTTTCCAACTCTCGACGAGACTCTCGTCGAGAGTATCGACGCGAGTATCGAATCTCTCTATCAAGAGAAAATGTCCAAGATTAAAGACATTGAAAAGATAAAACATGTCGAAAAACTTAGAAAAGAAAAACAAAACGTCATGAATCAGCTTCGAAAAGATAGAGAAAAATTAGTAGATATGGAAGAAGAAAAAGAAGAAATTGAAAAAAATCCATTGTTCGAACAGATCTCGGAAGATGGAATTTATAATTCACCCTCGGAAAAATATATAACATTGAAAAGTATATATCGTCAGATATTGAATGGTGATAGAAAGATATGTCCTAAATGTAAAACATCTTTACTGCTTGACGGTGAAGGAGAATTAAATCTTTTTGAAAATATAGAAAGTAAGGAGAAGATCAAAAATAATTTAACTATCATTGATATGATCGATAAATTTTTTAAAGAATATGTTATACTTAGAAAATCAATCGACAAGTTGAAAAATCGTATCGAGAATGATTTTAATGATCTCTTTGAAACTAACGAAGAAGATTTTAATCTTCTTGAGAAACAATGTAAGATTCTAGCCTCATACAACCCGATTGGAGATAATAGAAAAATGAATATCGATGCATGTCTAAGATATTTAGATATGAAAAATTTGAATAAAGAGCTAAACAAATTATATTCTGAATATGAACATGTCAATGAACCACTACCAGATAACCCAGATGATTATTACTATATTTGGGAGAAAGAGAAACAAAAATATGACAATGCATTCTCTTTTATCAAAAAATATAACATTATGAAGGAAGAAGATTATATCAATAAACGTGAGAAACTTGAAGCAATAGATGAGGAGATTGGAAAACTTGAAAAAGTAAAAACACTTCTCGAAGAGGAAGACAAGCTAAAAAGAATCAGGGGCATTCGTCTTGAGATAGGGAAAAATGATCAGCGTATCGTTAAGGCCGGAATATTAGCAGAGAAGATTGATACTCATATTAATCAAAATTTATCTCTCTTTTTAACCGACTTCAACAATTTAATTAACGAGGCGACTGGTTATCTTTTTGAAGATATGATTATCAATTTATCCCTATTCAAGAATATAAAAGACGGAAAAAGAAGAAAACCAAATGTAAACGTTGAGATTTGTTACCGGGGAAATAAATATGAAAGTTTTTTTTCCTTGTCTGGAGGTGAGCAGGACAGTTTATCGCTTCCATTTACTCTGGTCTTTTCAAGAATCTGCAGGGCTAAATTTATCTTTCTCGATGAATGTATCAGTTCGTTGAATGAGGAATTGAGAAATAAATCTGTATCATTGATAAAGAATTTTTGCGATAAAGATTGTATTGTGGTAAATGTTTGTCATGAAACTATTGAAGGATATTATGACAATGTAATATCATACCCGGCTACATGAAGCTGCGAATAATGCTGATCATGTAGGTGAATTTTAATGTTATGTAAAGTCTTAATACGTATCTTACATATCTTGCATTGATATTCTGCAAGAGAATTATGCTCTTCCAAGTGATGTTTAAACGTTTTCGGACTACTAAACCGTTTATCGCAAACGTGACATTGATAAATTCCGTCGTGTTTACTCTTGATATGAGCAGCCAAACTACTACCAGAAGATTCACATCTCATACAATAGTTTATGAAGTAAAACTTCTTATAGTCAATAATCGTTGGCTGCGGAATATAACTTAACAGTTCTTTCTTCAGATCTTCCTCCGCAAACACAGAAGCATGAATAGTTTTGATGTGGCTTTTCATATTTACAAGATAGTTAGTTGTAAAATCACAAACGATACAAGTATATTCTCTGGTTGAGAAATGAACTCGTAGATGACATATTGCTGTTCGGTCAGTGAGAAAGTTTTCTGGGTTGCACATTTCACATTTGTGCAATTCACTATGGTCATGTTTCGTCGTGTAATGGTCAACTAGAGCTTGTCTAGATGTAAACGGTTCCTTATCTATACAAATCTGACACGTCCGAAATATGCTTTCGTGTTGGTAAAATTTCCCGAAATCCGTCATGGTTTAAAAATAAAAGAATTTATTTTTATTTTCAATTTGGGTATTGTATTACGAATTGCTTATAATATTTAGTACAATCATCTGATTCGTAGATGCTGCATTCAATATATTAATTTTGGTTATAGTTGGATCAGTGTTTATTGTAAGTGGCGTTTCATAAATAATTTTAATATATCTATTGTTAGCCTTATTGAAATTACTCTCATTAACATAATTCTGTTGACTAGTTTCAAGGAGATCAAGATAATATCTGATAGTTAGGTATTGGTTTCCAGAGTATGATGTTGTAGTAGAAGTGATAATATTACCACTAACAGAAAAACTTATTGGAAAATTTCCATCTACATTTTGATATAAATAAAAATACAAATTAGTTTTTACGGTAGCACTATCTCCAAAATCTCTCAATGTTAATCCGTATGTATTAGGAACGAGTACAAAACTATCCTGCTGAACCTCAAGAGGCGACTCCTCTAGAATAAAATTACAAATTAAACCCTCATCTGGATAGTTTTCGCGGATATTTTTAAGTCGAAGCATTTGTTGTCGAAGTTTATTATTATTCAATACAATGTCAGTATCGTTAAGTGAAATTGGAAAGTCAGATACAGTCGTTTCTATTGTTGATGTAAAATTTGTAAAAGGTTCTGTATATAAATTAGAAGAAGAACCGCTAGCAACTACACCAAAAAGTTTGTTTTTGATATATGTTTCATTGAAAGTAGAATTGTGGTTAAGATTAAAGGGTAAGTTAATTGGATTTGGTCTAAGAACACCATTATCAATCATGAATATTTCTTCCATTTCGGTCGTATCATTTCCAGACTGAATTGTGGTTATCTCATTTTCCATAGAAAGAATCCCCGATTTGTTCATATTATATACAAGCGGAAGATAATCTAATCCATCTCTACCAGATATAGTAGTTGGGTAATAACTAAGCGGGGTATTGGATGAACCAAAGTTAGCATAAATCTTAGTAAGACATTTATCTCCAAATAGTTTAAAATAGAGTTCACTACCGACAGTTAAGTTTGTCTCGTTATCTGCAGTATATGCATTATCTCCAGGCTGAAACATATATGCATCGTTGTTAAATTCTACCCTAACTTTAAGGTTTTGAATAGTCTCGGCGGTAAAATTTAGAGCGGTAGTTGACGTAAAACTAGTTTGTTTGACCAATTCAAAATCAAGAATTTTATAAGCAAACCCATTTTGTCCAAAAGTAATGTCAAAAGTTTTTAATGTCGACGAGGAGATATTCATTTTACCTTCCTGTGGTTCAAAAGTATCTAAATTATCTGTGAAGGAAAGTGGAACAAATTCCTGATTATATATAAATCCCCAACTAAATACTATTCTATCGGAATCTCCTCTTGATATAGCACTTGCCCACCAATAATCATAATTATTAACACCGTCATAGTTAACATTTTGAATATTATAAACCAGACCAAACTTTATCGGTTTAAGCGTAATTTTGTTATCTCCACCATCCTGTTTCATGCTAATCGTGATCTTTTTAAGAATTTCATCTGTAAAAGGTCCATTTTCAATAAGATATGTAGAATTTTGCCTTGAAACGGTTATTGTATCTCCAGGCGTAGTATAACTTCCATCTGTATTTTTGAGAATGGCTTGGTTATTCTGAATGTTGTAATTGGCATCGAAACTTTGAAAATATGGACCACTGTTTATCACTCCACTTTCGGTACCTCCATCTACATTTTTTGATATAACTATATACTTGAGAAAATTTTGACTTTCTATGTCTAGAGGAACATAGATCCATAATAATGCATTAGCAAAAATGAAATCATCCTCGGAACCGCAATTAGATAAACCATATTTAGCGTTATTTAGTCTAGGGAGTTGATATACATACTGAGATAGATAAGGTTTATATTCTACTCTTGAAAGTGTAGGAACTTCACATATTTGAAGAAAACGCTCCTCAATAGTGTATTCAATATTACATGGCTCACTTGACAATGCAAGAAAGTTTTGTTCATCTGAGTAAGACAGAATATTATTATTAAAATAAGTATCTACCAAACCCGACGAGATTAGATCTATAAAACCAAATGGAGTTGTTTCATATGGATTATTGTCAATATTCTTGATACAAGAACCCATACAATATCCTAAATTTCCAAAGTTACCAATTCTAAATGGAATATTCTGATTATCCAAACGATTATTTTTAAATATCTCTTCAGTAAGCTCTTGATTGTTATTGTAAAAAGTAATTTCTCCACCATCGGTATTCTCATCGACACCAAATTGAATGGTTACCTTCTCATAATCCTCCTCGGCAAGAAGTAATGAACTAGCACTTCTTCGGATCAAAATATGGATCTCTCCACGGAGGGTCCCGTCGAGAGATTCTATAAAATTGTTTCGACTGGTTTCTATTCCAGAAAGATGATACTTAATCTCCATAATGAAATTTCCATTGACGAAGTTATACTTCTTATCAAGTAGATTTAGGTTATTACTGAAGTGAATCATCGGAGTATCCTGACTAAATACATAACGATATTCACGATTGTAATACATATTCTCTGTTGGAAATTGATGAGTTCTACCGATTATATTAATGATACGGTTCACATAGGAGGGATTATCTGGGTCCATATCTGCCTGAATGGCCATATAATTATTCTCGCTCGAAAACAATGTCCCTGTTGGAGTGAAAAGTTCCCAATCTTCGGAAAATCTTGGAACTTTTCTCCCGGAGGATAAACCGACAGGTACTAATGCTTTCCATAGTTCATCCTCGTATTTTACTAACTCTCCCGAGTTATATACCTGATCGTTATGATATAATTTATAATCTACCTGGGGATGAATTCTTCCTCCAGAAGCCCAATTTCCATTATCCGGATCAAATTCTTGTCGAGTATCTGATGCATTTCTAAAGAGTAAATTGGTTTTGTAATCCTTAAAATATACCAAATCACCGTAGATAAATGTTGTTTTTGAACCGTCATATGTCGGTATACTGGTACCTGTATATGTTTTACTGAAAAGATCAACTATTGCCAATGGTTTCGTTTCTATTCCAAAATTATAACCCCCAATGGAGTAACGAAGATCAGTCGGTATAGTGGATAAAGAGGTCACCGAAAATTTGCTGATGAAACTTCTTCCTTCAATAAGATCATTATAGGTTGTTTTCTCGGGATCGGTAATAGAATATTTTCCGGCTGGTTTACCGATAATTTCCTCTACAGTAATAACGCTAATATCATTTAATCTAATACTATGAAGTTTGGTTAAATTTAAAATCCCCTCATCATTTGCGCTTCTCTGACTTTTAAGAATATCTCTCGGTGCAGTAGCTGGTATAAATCCAAGATAAAATACCGCACTCGAATCTGCCACCTCAATATCTGGAACAATGGGTATATTTTCACCAATTCCCGCGGAAGATGTTGTAAGTATTATGTAGTTATCTTTGAAATTGCGGTACTCAAATAATACAAATCTCCATTCATTAAGAATACCCGGAATTGGTCTACAGACAGCTGGACTAATCCAATCTTGACCATTATTAATTCTAAGATATCTCGTGCGGGGATTGCCGAAATTATCGCCGTTATTGAACCATCCATAAAAACCAACGTCAAGTGGCTGACATTGATAGTCAAACGATTCATATAAGTCTGATTTACCTTCAACAATAACATGTACATTTGT